GCCCACCGGCTCGATCGCCGACGACGCGATCACCCCCGCCGCGATCCAAGACGGGGCGATCACCGCGGCGAAGGTCGATCAGGGCGTGCTCGATCAGGTGTGGGCGAGCGCCACGCGGACGCTCACGAGCTTCGGGTCGCTGGTCAGCGACGTGGCGACAGCCGTGTGGGGCGCGACGACGCGGACGCTCAGCGCGTTCGGGTTTGCGGTCGAGACGGACAGCGCATCCCGCGAGGCGAGCAAGGCGGACGTGTCGGGGCTCGCCACCGCGGTGGCGGTTGGCGCGATCCCGACCAACCCGCTGCTCACCGACGATGCGCGGCTGGACAACCTCGACGCGACGATCGGCTCGCGGCTCGCCGACGCCGACTACACCGCCCCGGATAACACCGGCATCGCCGCGGCCGAGGCTGCTGCGCTCGCCGCGCAATCTGCCGCGGTTGACGCGGAGACCGCCGCCGAGTCGGTCGATGGCAAGCTCACCACCGCCCGCGCCGCGAAGCTCGACCGCGACCTCGCCCACGCGGACGACGCCGACACCTACAAGGCGGACGTGTCGGGCGTGGCCAGAGACGCGGACATGCAGACCCTGCTCAGCCGCACCGCCGCCGGCGTGACCGTGACGGTCGGCTCGCACGTCGCCGACGACGGCGCGACGCTGACGCTTGTGCAGGGCGAGGCATACCTCGACAGCATCAACAACGCGGTGTCGATCAGCGTCAAGGACGATCGGCTGGAGGCGACGATCGAGAGCGACGGGACGGTGCCCGTGCTGCGGATCGCGCCGAAGCAGGGCGCGGGCGCGACGTTGGCGATCAACGGCGAGGTCACCAACTTCGCCGACGCGACGGCTACGCTGCGCTTCGAGCTGACCGCCGCGCAAAGCCGCTCGCTCCGCCCGGGCGACAACCTGTACGAGATCGACCTTCAGCTCGCGGGCAACGCCGAGCATGTCTTGACGCCCGTCGCCGATGCGCCGTGTTGGGTGCATAAAGAGATAGCATAAGCCTTTTTAGGCGAGTAGGTACTACCTGACGCCCCCCGGCTCGATACCCCACAGGGAACAGCAGAAAAGTGTGACTGACTTTCTTTCCGCCAATGCTTGATCAACTGATGAAAAAACAGAATATAGCCAAAGAGACATCCGCCAAGAAGACACCAAAGAAGAAGCCCCCCGAGATCACTTCCGGGTGCGATCTGACGATCGTCTGGCGACCTATCGACTCGATCACGCCGTACGACAACAACCCGCGGAAGATCTCCGAGGCGGCAGTCAAGAAGGTCGCGCAGCAGATCCAGCAGTTTGGCTTCGACCAGCCGATAGTGGTCGATCGCGCCGGAGTGATCATCAAAGGCCACACCCGCCGACTCGCGGCCCTGCGGCTGAAGCTGGACCGCGTTCCCGTCTTCGTGGCCGAGCACCTCACGCCCGAACAGGCCCGGCTCTCGCGGATCGGCGACAACCGCTCCGGCGAGGAAGCCGCGTGGGACGAGGCGCTGCTGGGCCTGGAGATGACCGAGCTGCACGCTGCACTCGGCACCCTCGACGGCGGCTTGGCCGACGACCTGCTGCAGACCGGCTTCGACCCCGACGAGCTGTCGCAGTTGCTCGGGTTCGAACAAGATCTCCCAAGTAGTGGCGAATCCGACAAGACCGAGGCGGTAGATCGCTGGTACGGCGGCGCGACAGCGATGTCGCGCGGTTCAATTCCTTGGCGATTTTGGTCGGCGGAGGGGTATCTGGCCGGTCGTGTCCTGGATTTCGGCTGCGGCCGCGACGACAGCAAGCACGCAACGGCCCGATACGATCCCTTTCACGCGACCGACACGGCCCCCCTACTAGATTGCTGGGATCGCGTGGTCTGCAACTACGTCCTGAACGTCCAGCCCTCCGACCACCTGATCACCCTGCTGTGCGCTCTGATGTCGCGGCTGGTCGCGCCCGGAGGCGAGGCTCTGGTTGCGGTCACGAAACAGGGCCAGCTCGTCGGGCGTGACGGCGAAGATACCGGGTCCGGAATCCAACGGTCATTGCCGCCCGAGCAATGGGAGTCGCTCATCGGCCAGTTTTTTTGGGTTGAGAGGGTTGCTGACGAGAAGTTTTACGGCTTCGTTTGTACGCCAATGCTCTCCGAATCAGTAGCGCCGTCGCCTCGGAAAAGTTCAGGCCGCTCTCATCGCAGAACTCCGCGATCTGGCGCCGCAGCGAAACGGGGATCCTGATGCCGACCTGTACCGTTTTCTCGCAGTACTTCGGAGGTCGGCCGGCCCCAGGTCTGCGGCCTCCGTGTTTGGGGGTGGCGTCGTGGTTCATTTCTGGGCGTCCTTCCATGCACGGTACTCCTTGGGCATGCAGCAGCCGCAAGGCCGGTAGCCGGCGGAGCGGGCGGTCTGCTCGTCGCGGAAGAAGACCCGATGCTGCACGTAGTGGCCCCTGTCGATCCAGCGGAGGGCGTTAGGGCAGTCGAGCCGGCCGTAGATTTTCAGCTTTTTGTGCCCGCCGATCTCGCCCGGCGCCGGGCTCTGAATTTCCTGGTTTTTGGCGTCGCGGAGTTTGTAGGTCTTGGTTTTCATGGCTTTGCCTCTTTGATCTACCTACAGATTAGCACGCCTCTTGATTATGTCAAGCGGATTCAAAGAAAAATATCGAATTTATTTGCGGGAGGTTCAGGGATGAAGAAAAAGCCGACCAAGGCCGTCGCCAAGCAACCCGCGCCAGACCCAAAGGCGGTCGGCCAGGTCTATCGGTGGATCCTCGCCGGCGCATCCGAGCGCGACATCCACCAGGCGATCGCGCAGCAGTGGCCGGACGCTGAAGCGCGGCCGCTGATCGCCGAGGCGATGCGGGAGCTGATGGACGCCGCCTCGCCCGACCCGGAGCTGGTCGGGGCGTGGTGTTTCGAGGCCGCGCGCGACCTGTACCGCCGTGCTCTAGCGAAGGACGACCTCGGCGCAGCGATGCGCGCTCTGGCCTTCATACGCGACCACGCCTGATGTTCAAACGCCCCGACCCCCGGAAGTCGAGCCCCAGCAAGGGGAAGAAGCCGAGCCATCGCAACGCGAAGGCCTCGGCCGACTATCAGGTGAAGAAGGAGCGGTCGCGGCAACGCGAGGCGGGCATGAGCGCCTCGGGCCGGGACATCGGCGAGTTGCCGCCGGTCTCCGACCCGAAACGGCGCGAGCGTGGCCGCGATGACTTCCTCAAGTTCTGCAAAACGTACGGAGCGCACGTGTTCAGCCTGCCGTGGGCCGAGCCACACATCGAAGCGGGCCAGCGTTTTCAGCGGATCGCCGAGGAGGGCGGGCAGGCCGCGCTCGCGATGCCACGCGGCTGGGGCAAGACCTCGCTATGCCAGTGGGCGGTGATCTACGCGGTGCTATTCGGGCTGCGCCGGTTCGTCGTGTACGTCGGGGCGATCGCGTCCGAGGCGCACGCCCGGCTCGATGAGATCAAGACCGAGTTCGAGACCAACGGCCTGCTGCTGGCCGACTTCCCCGAGGTCTGTCACCCGATCCGCGAGCTGGACGGGATCACCCAGCGGGCCAAGGGCCAGCTCTACCGCGGGCAGCGCACGCGGATCACCTGGGGCCAACGCCGGATCGTGCTGCCGTCGATCGCGGGCTCGGCCGCGAGCGGCTCGGTCATCGACGCCCGAGGCCTGACGGGTGCGATGCGCGGGCTCAAACACACCACGCCCGACGGGATCATCATGCGGCCGGACATGGCGATCCCCGACGACCCGCAGACCGAGCAGTCGGCCCGCAAGCCCGATCAGGTGAACAAGCGTCTGAAGGTGGTCAACGGCGCGATGCTCAACCTCGCCGGACCGGGCAAGCGCATCGCCGCGTTCATGCCATGCACCGTGATCGAGCCCAATGACCTGGCCGACCAGGTGCTCGATCGTGAGAAGAACCCGCAGTGGAACGGCCAGCGCACCGCCGCGCTCAAGGCGCTGCCGACCGATGACCAGGCCTGGGACCGCTACGCATCGGCCCGCGCCGAGGGGCTGCTCAACGAAGACGGCGGCGAGGCCGGGCGACGGTACTACACCAAGCATCGCCGCAAGCTGGAAGCCGGGGCCGAGGTCGTGTGGGCGGAGAACGTCAAGGAGGGGGACGTGTCGGCATTGCAGACCCTCATGAACCTGAAGATTGACGACGAGGAATCGTTCTGGGCCGAGCAGATGCAGCAGCCGATGAGCCCGCTCGATCACCTGGACAACGTGCCCGAGCCGGACCGGATCGCCACCAAGATCATCGGCGTGCCGGCCGGGACCGTGCCCCAGGAGTGCCCGCGCCTGGTTGCGTTCATCGACCCCAACAGCCGGCTGCTGTGGTGGGCGGTGTGCGCGTTCGGCGATGGCTTCACGGGGCACGTGGTGGACTACGGGGCGTGGCCGGACCAGGAGCGCAACTACTGGACCACCCGCGACGCCCGCAAGACGCTGGCCGATGAGCTGCCGCGTGCCGACCTGCCCGCTCGCATCATCGCGGGTCTCGAACGGCTCACCGCGTTCCTGCTCGACCGCGAATGGCTCAATGAATCCGACCAGCCCGTGCGCGTAGAAAGGTGCTTGATCGACGCGAACTACGGTGACATCACCGACGCGGTGTATCAGTTCTGCCGCCAGTCATCGCACGCCGCGATCCTCACCCCGAGCCACGGCCGCTTCCTGGGTCCCAATGATCGGCCGATCAGCGAGTGGAAGAAACAGCCGGGGGACCGGGTGGGCCATCACTGGCGCGAGCGCATGAGCCGGGACAAGGCGAAGCGGTTTGTATCGTTCGATGCCAACCGCTGGAAGACCGCCATGTTCGATCGCCTGGCGATCCCACGTGGCGACGCGGGCGCGATGACCATCCACGCCGGCTCGCGCACGAAGCACAAGCTCCTGCTCGATCACCTGGCCGCCGAGTATCCCGAGCCCGTGGAGTACCGCGAGCAGATGCTCAACGTCTGGAAGGAACTGCCAAACCGCGACAACGACCTGCTCGACTGCCTCGCCGGCTGCCTGGTCGGCGCGTCGATGCTCGGCGTCGCGACGGCCGAGCAAGCCCGACCCGCCGGACGCCGGCGGCGTCCACGCGTGCGCTATGCCTGAATGAACACACAACCCCACGCCAGGAGGAACCATGGCCAAGAAGAAGACCCGATCCAAAACCCCGAGAAGCACAGGCCCCGCCACGACGGAACCCGGTCCGGAGCCCGAGCAGGCAACGCGGGACCAACCCGCGCCGTGCGTCGCGTGTGGCTCGACCGACCTGGAAGTGGTCAAGAAACTGCCGTCGCAGATCTACTGCGGGCGGCTGCCCGGCGGCGTGCGGTACACCAGCGTCGAGCGCCGCCGCGTGCGCTGCCGCTCGTGCGGTCAACTTCAGATGAAAGTCACCCGCCCGTTCGACCCGGCGCGCTGGCCGGCCGATAACGCGGCCTGAACCCCCGCCGCGTCCAGAATCTGGATCGAAAGTGATCAATCTTGCCCCCTGCGGTGGGGGAGGGGTGAGCAGCCGCGCAGGCGGGCCGTAGTCATCGGTGTATGGGGAAAGCCAAGGACATGGTGGATCAGCTCGAGACCGCCCTGAGCACCGGGGCGGGGGTCGTGCAGGTGACGGTGGACGGCCAGACCGTGCGATGGGACCGCAAGCAGGCGCTCGACGAGCTGGATTACTGGCGTAGGCGCGCCACCCGCGAGGGCGGCCGACGCCCGCGCGTCCAAACGATGAACCTGAGCAACGCCTTCTGATGGCTCCGATGACCGCCGATCCCGAACGCGCCGCGTCGGCGCTCGCCGCCCTCGATCGAGGGCCGGTGAACGAGTACGACGGCGCGCAGAGCAGCCCGCGCCGCCGCGAGCCGCGCCACGTGTTGCGCAGCGAGGATGATGAGCTCAACGGCAAGGGCCGGCGCAAGCTGATCGCCACGACGCAGGACCTGCGCCGCAACTTCGCCGTCGCGCGGTGGGCGATCAACAAGCACCTCGACTACGTGTCGCGGTTCAACTTCCAGAGCAACAGCGGCGATGCACGCCTCGACGATCAGATTGAGGCGTTGATGCGGAGCTTCGCACGCAAAGAAAACTGTGACGTCGCCGGACGTCACCCGCTGCCGCGCATGATCCGCCTGGCCGAGGCATGCGCCGTCGTCGCCGGCGACATGATCTTCAACCTCCTCTCCAGCGGCCGGCTCCAGGCGATCGAGGGCGAGCGCGTCCGCACGCCAAACACCGACCTGCCGCGCGGGTTCAACCCCGACGAGTGGACGCACGGGGTGCGCACCACAAAGGCGGGGAAGGCGACCGGGTTCGCGGTGTGCAACCGCGACAGGACGGGCAAGCGCTTCACGCTCGCCAAAATCCTGCCCGCCCGCCATGTGATCCACCACGCCTTCTACGACCGCTTCGACCAGGTGCGCGGCGTCTCGCCGATCGCGGCCGCGCTCAATGACTTCCAGGACATCCGTGAAGCCCACGCCTACGCGCTGGCCCGCATGAAGGTCAGCCAGCTCTTCGGGCTGGTCACCTACCGCGACGAGCCCGAGCCGCTGGGCACGCCGGTGGGCGCCGGCGAGTTCCAGGACGAGCCGCCGTTCGAGATCGACTTCAACAAGGGGCCGTTCCAGCTCGACCTCGCCCAGGGCGACAAGGCCGAGTTCCTCCAGGACAACTCGCCCTCCACGCAGTTCGACACCTTCACCAGCAAGATCATCGGCATCGCGCTCAAGACGCTCGACCTGCCCCTGAGCTTCTACGACGAGGCGCACACGAACTTCTTCGGGAGCCGCGCGGCGCTGATGCAGTACCTCAGCTCCTGCGAGTGGAAGCGTGACAACCTGCGCGGGACGCTCGACGCGATCACCGCCTGGCGGCTGCGCCTCTGGATCGAGTCGGGCGAGCTGGTCCTGCCGCGCGGGATGAGCGCCGAGGACCTGAGGTGGGAGTGGATGCACGCCGGCACGCCGTGGTGGGACCCGATCAAAGACATCCGCGGGGACGTCATGGCCATCCACGCGGGCTTCGAGACCCGCGACGACGTGACCCGCCGACGCACGGGCCGACGCTTCCGCGACATCCTCGGCCGGCTGGCCGAAGAGGAATCGCTGATCCGCGAGAGCGGCGCGACGATCGTCGCGCCGGGCCCGACCGTTTTCAACCCGGAGGCGGTCGTCGCCACGGGAAGAGGGGAAGACGATGCCGCAGCCTGATCATCACGCGCGTAATAATCGCCGGCCGTCGCCGATCACCGTCCGCCCCAGCGCCGCCGAGCGCCGCCGGCCGATGGCAGGCCTGGCCGGCGCGCAGAACGCCGACGCCTTCCAGGTCCATACCGACGGGGACAGCGTCGAGCTGCTGATCTACGGCGTCATCGGCTGGCCCAAGGAGTACGGCGGCGTCGAGGCCAGCGACGTGGCCGAGGCGCTGGCCGAGCACGCAAACGCCTCGGAGGTGCGCGTCCGGCTCAACTCGCCGGGGGGCTTCATCTTCGATGGCGTCGCGATCTACAACCAGCTCGTGCGCCACCGGGCCCGCGTGGTCATGGACATCGACGGCATCGCCGCGTCGATCGCATCCGTGATCGCCATGGCCGGCGACGAGATCCGCATCGTGGCCAACGCGATGATGATGATCCACGACCCGTCGAGCATCGTGTGGGGGTCCTCCGATGAGATGCGCCGCGAGGCAGACCTGCTCGACAAGCTCAAGGCGCAACTGGTCAAGACTTACGTCGCGCGCACCGGGATCGACGCCGACGAGGTCACCCAACTGATGAGCGATGAGACCTGGCTCGACGCCGACGAGGCGATCGGGCTGGGCTTCGCGGACACGATCACCGAAGACGAGGCGCTTACCGCGCCGACCAACTTTAACCTCGCCGCGATGCGTGGGCTCTACCAGGTGCCCGACCGCGCGGCGGCGCTCTTTCAACCGACCCCCCAACCGGAGAACCCGACCATGAAGACCAAGACCAAGACCAACGACCCCGCGCCCCAGCCGAGCAACCAGGGCGACCCGACGCCCGAGCCCGCACCCCAGCCGGAGCCCAACCCGACCAACCAAGGTGAGCCCAAGCCCGACCCGAAACCCGCCAACCAGGGCGGCGATCCCGCACCCGCCGACCCCAAGCCCCAGCCCGAGGACCGCGCCGCCGAGGGCAAGCGCTTCATCGACGCGTTCGGTGAGGACGACGGGCCGAAGTATTTCGCCGAGGGCTTGAGCTTCGAGCAGGCTCAGGCCCGCGCCGTCAAGGACCTGCGCGAGCGCAACGAGCAGCTCAACCAGCGCCTCGCCGCGTCCGACAAGGGCGGCGAGCCGGTGGACTTCCAGGACGACGAAGCAAAGCCCAAGCCCAAGGGCCGCGAAGCGCTCGCCTCGCTCATCAAGGTCCGCAAGAAGGACTGACCCCACCCGCGCCGGCCGGCGTTCGGCCGCACGAGATGATCGTTCGACTAACCGACACACGCCCCGAACCCCGGACAACCCGGAGGAGAAACAATCATGCCCGACGCCTTCCTCACCCTCGCTGACCTGGTCAAGCTCAACGACCAGAACCTCGCCGACATCGAGGTGACCGACCTGCTCGATGACGCGCCGCTGATGCGCACGCTGGCGGCCGACGTGGCCAGCAACGGAACAGACCACAAGTACACCGCCGAAGACGGCGCGCCCGTCGTCGGGTTCCGCGCGCCCAACACCGGCCGCGAGAACGCCAAGTCCAGCGACCGGCTGGTGACGATCAACCTCAAGATTCTCGACGCGAGCTTCAGCGTCGATAAGGCGCTGGCCGACGCGTTCAGGCGCGGCCCCGACGCGTACATCGCCCGCGAGGCGCGCCGCCACCTCAAGGCCGCGTTCTTCGCCGCCGAGAAGCAGTTCATCAACGGCACAGGGGTGGACGCCGACGGCTTCAGCGGCATGGCCGACGCCACCAACCTCGACCACAGCGACGACGACAAGGTCGTCGACGCCGGCGGGACGACCGCCGACACCGGCTCGTCGGTCTGGCTGCTGCGCACCAACGACATGGGCACCGACGTGACCGCGATCACCGGCGAGGACGGCCAGATCGAGATCGGCGAGTCGGTCGTCCAGGCGGTCGAGGACGTGGCCAACGGCGGCCGCTTTACCGGCTACCACACGCCGATCATGGGCTGGCTCGGCCTCCAGGTCGGGTCCATCCACTCGATCGCCCGCATCGCCAACCTCACCGAGGACGCGGACAAGGGCCTGACCGACCTGCTGGTGTACCGGGCCCTGGAGCTGTTCCCCGCGGCGAAGCAGCCGAACCTGATCGTGATGAACCGCCGCTCGTTGCGGCAGCTCCGCGAGAGCCGCACCGCGACCAACACGACCGGGGCCCCGGCGCCGCGGCCGACCGAGGTCGAGGGCATCCCGATCGTGACCACTGACGCGATCACCAGCACCGAGGCCCTGCTCGCCGCCGCCTAAGCCGGCCGGCCGGACCTGACCCCCAATGCGCCCGGCCGTGCCTGAACAAGGCGCGGCCGGGTTTTGAGCCACGCGATGACCAGCCCGTTCACCAACGCGATCGGCCACGCCCTGGACACGGTCCGGGGCGCGGCCGGCGTGCAGGTGACCTACCACCGCGGCGAAGACTCGGTGACGATCAAGCAGGCCGTGCGCGGGTCGAGCCAGTACGAGGCCGACGACGGCCGCGGGCTGGTCACCGAGGTGCAGGTCGAGGACTTCCTGATCCCCGCCGCCGGGTTGGTGCTCGGGGGTCTGGCGACGGAGCCGGAGGATGGGGACCGCATCGAGCAGGTCGTGGGCGCCAAGCGGTTGACCTACGAGGTCATGGCGCCCAGCAGCGCCGAGACGGCCTGGCGCTATAGCGACACCACGCGCACCACGCTGCGCATCCACACCAAGCTGATCAAGACCGAGGACGCCGCGCCATGAAACACCCGCACCGCAAACGCCGCACGACCATGGCCGTGGTGGCCATCGCGGTCTCGTGGATGCTCGCGGTCATCAGCGGGACCTGGGCCGCGTCGCAGCGGACGGCCGAGTTTTCGCTGCGGCTGCTCGGGGCCGAGGCGTCGCAAGAGGACCACGAGCAGCGGCTGCGTGCGCTCGAACCTTCCGTCACCCGCATCGCCAACGACGTGGCGTGGATCCGCGAGCAGATGGAGCAAAGCCGGTGAGCGCCGCCACCCCCGCCCAGATCGCCGCCGCCGTCACCGACGCGATCAACGCCGCGCCCGGGGGCACGTTCAGCGAGCCGGTCACCGCCGCCTCCGCCTTCCTGGTCGTGCACAAGCTCGACGCGCTGGAAACCCTGCGGGTCAGCGTGGTACCGCGGTCGATCGAGATCGAGCCGCAGACCCGCGGCTCCGATCGCCGGCAGGCGCGGGTGGACGTGGCCGTGCAGCAGCGCTGCGCGCCCGATGACGCCCAGCGGATCTCGGAGCTGATCGCCCTGACCGAGCAGATCGAGGCGCACCTCAACCGCGCCGCGATGGAGGGCTTCCGGTGGCTTGGCGCGTCGATCGACCCGCTCTACGACGCGACGATGCTGCGCGAGCTGCGCGTGTTCACCAGCGTGATCGAACTGACCTACGTGAGCCTCTAACCATACTCAAACTGACTGAGTAACCATGGGGATCGGATTCCAACTCGGACGCGAAAAGGCCAAGGCCAACTTCTTCGACCGCGACGCGGTCAAGAAGATGATGGGCGAGCGGTCGCGCGGTTTCCTCGCCAGCTTCGGCGGATGGGTCCGCAAGACCGCCCAACGATCCATGCGGCCGGGGGGCAAGAAGCGAAAGCACAGCGCGCCGGGCGAGCCGCCGCGCACGCAGACCGGCCTGCTGCGCAAGAACATCTTCTTCAGCTTCGACCCGGCCAGCCGATCGGTCGTCGTGGGCCCGGCCCAGCTCAACCGGGGCGATGACTCGCCCGAGCTGCTCGAACACGGGGGCCGCGCCACCACCGAAGTCTTCCAGCGCTTCAGGATCGAGGGCGGTCGGCTGGTCTTTGATCCCGGCCGCCGCCGCGTCGAGGCCCAGTACCAGCCGCGGCCGTACATGCAGCCCGCCTACCAGGCCGGCCTCGCCCGGCAGGACCAGTTCTGGCGTCAGAGCGTCCGCAACTAACCCACCACCCGCACCAGACCCCGAAGGGGAGGAGAAACCATCATGGCCAAACGCAAGCTCGGACACGAAGCCAAGCTCTACCGCAACACCGGGACCTTCGATGTCCCGGTGTGGACGGAGATCGACAACGTCCGCGATCTGACCCGCTCGCTCGAAAAGGGCGAGGCCGACGTGACCACCCGGGCCAACGCGGGCTGGACCGCCACCACCGGCGCGCTCAAGGACCTGTCGCTGGAGTTCCAGATGGTGTACGACCCCGAGGACGAGAACGTCACCGCGCTGGAGGACGCCTACTTCGACGGCGACCAGATCGAGTTCGCGATCATGGACGGCGACATCAACGTCACAGACAACAAGGGTGTTCGCGCGACGATGGAGGTCTTCAACTTCAGCCAGGCCGAGGCGCTGGCCGAGGCGATCCTCATCGACGTCTCGCTCAAGCCGACCTACGCCGACAACCCGCCCCAGCGCTACGTCGTGCCCTAAGACGCGGGGCTTTATTACGCCCGTAATCACACCACGCAGGAGGAAGCATGCGCAGTTTCAAGGACACCGAGGGCAGGCAGTGGGTCGTCCGCGTCAGCGTGGACACGCTCAAGCGGGTCAAGGCCCTGCTGGGCGTGGACCTGACCGAGGCGGCGACCGGCGACCTGATGGGCCGGCTGGCCGACGACCCCGTGCTGCTGGCCGACGTGCTCTACGCCGTCTGCCAGCCCGAGGCCGAGGGCCGGGACATCAGCGACGAGGCCTTCGGCCGGGCGCTGGGCGGCGACGCGATCGACGAGGCCGCGGACGCGTTGATCGGGGCGCTGGTCGATTTTTTCCCGAAGCGCCGCCGGGCCCTGCTGGAAAAGGCCAAGCAGAAGCTCGACGGCCTCAACGACGTGACGGTGGGCCTGGCGCTCGAACGCCTGGACGACCCGGCGCTGGAGCAGCGGCTCCGGGAGAAGGTCGGCCGGGAGATGGACGAAGCGATGGACGAGGCGATGTCTGGGAAACCATCCACCGCCTCGCCGGCATCGCCGGCGTCCAGCCCGGCCCGCTGACGCTGCGCGAGCTGGTCTGGATGGCCGGCGGCAGGCAGCGCGACCAGTGGGCCCGCGCCGCCGCGGCCATGGCGCTGTTCGCCGAGGCCCACCGCGACCGCAAGAAGCGCCCCCGGCCGTTCAGCGCCGCCGACTTCGACCCGTTCGCCGACAAGCGGCCCGCGGGCCGGCGGGGCATGCCGGTCAAGGCGCGCCACGTCGAGAGCCTGGCCCGCTTGCTGGTGGACGGCCCCCGCCCCCGCCCCCGCCCCCGGAAGCTACCAAGGGCCAAGCAGCAGTAGGAGCACAGCATGGCCACGAAAGCCAAAGGCAGCGGGGCGATCCGGGCGGGGCGCGCGTTCGTCGAGCTCTTCGCCGAAGACAGCCGCCTGGTGCGCGGCCTGCGCCGCGCGCAGGCCCGGCTCCGCGCGTTCGGCGACCGGGTCACCGCGATGGGCAAGCGCACCGCGCTGGCCGGCGCCGCGCTGGTCGCGCCCATCCTCGCCGCCGGGCGCTCCCTGACCAACGCCGCGTCGAACATGGAAGAGACGATGAACAAGTTCAACGTCGTCTTCGGCGACAGCGCCGACGCGGTGAAGGCCTGGGGCGATGAGCTGGGCGCGCAGGTCGGCCGCAGCGAGCGGCAGATCGCCGAGTTCCTCGCCGGCTCGCAGGACCTGCTGGTGCCGATGGGCTTCGAGCCGGGCGCGGCGGAAGCGATGAGCAAGGAAATGACGAAGCTGGCGATCGACCTGGCCAGCTTCAACAACATGGCCGACGCCGACGTGATGCGCGACCTGCAAGCCGCGCTGACCGGCTCGGGCGAGGTGATGAAGAAGTACGGCGTGATCGTCAGCGAGTCGGCGCTCAAGCAGGAAGCGCTCAACAAGGGGCTCGATCCGAAAACCCTAAACGAAGCGCAGAAGGCCATGCTCCGCTTCGGGATCATCATGGAAGGGACCACCGCCGCCCAGGGCGACGCGGTCCGGTCGGCCGGGAGCTTCGCCAACTCCAAGAAAGCGCTGGCCGCGCAGATCGAGAACGCCGCCGTCGCCCTGGGCAACAAGCTGCTGCCGATCGTCACGCCCTGGATCAGGCGCGCCACCGCCGCGGCCAGGACCGCCACCGATTGGGTCAAGGCCAACGGGGAGCTGGTCGGCTCGATCATCCGCGCGACGCTGGTCGTCGCGGGGATCGGGACGGCATTGATCGCAGCAGGCGGCGCGATGATCGCGGTCGGTGTCGCAGCCAAGGCCGCGGCGATCACGCTCGGCGTCCTGGCCAAGGCGTGGGTGCTGGTGGGCGTGGCCATCAAGGCCGTCATCGCACTGCTGGCGATCGCCAAGGCCGCGCTGCTGCTGCTGGCCTCACCGATTGGCATCGTGATCGCCGGAGCCCTCGCGATCGGCGCGGCCGTGCTCTACGCCACCGGGGTGGCCGGCGACGCCCTGGACTGGCTCAAGGACCGCTTCAGCTCGATCGCCGAAACGGCCGGCGAGGCGTTCGGCGCGATCAAGGATGCGCTGGCCGCGGGCGACTTCAAGGCAGCCGCGAAGGTGCTCTGGACGGCCCTGAAACTCGAATGGACCAAGGGCGTCGCCGGCCTCGAAGAGATCTGGATCAACTTCCGCGACCAGATCATCGGCGTCGGCCGCAAGCTGCTGACCGGGCTCCAGGCCGCGTGGGCCATCACCATCAACGCGATCACAAACGCGTGGAGGCGGTTGTTCGTCGCGCTGATCGAGCTCTGGAACAAGTTCCAGGACTTCGTGAAACCCGCCACGGTCGAACTGGCCAAGCTCTTCACCATCGCCATCGGCAAAGCCCAGGGCCTCAGCGCCGAGGAAGCGCTGGCCAACAGCGACGTGGAGGGCGCGGTGGACCACGTGCTCGGCCGGCGAAAGGCCCGGCTCGATGAGATCACCCGCAACCTGCGGACCGACATCGACGCCAGCCGGGGCGACCTCGAGGCGAAGCTCGACGCGATCAGCCGCGCCGAGCAGGCCTTCTTCAAGCAGCTCGAAAA